GGGATGCTTAGAGGTAACACTACTTTGTGTGACATTTCTATTCATTTGTACGGAGGCCAGGTGTGGCTCGTACGTCCAACCAATTACATGTTCGGAAACTACATCAAAGCGAGACTTCATCACCATCTGCCAGCCGCAGCACCCTCTTCTGGAGTGCTAATCTGTCCGATTGTTGAAGGAGCTCACACTACCGGTCACTACATCAAGACCGTCGGCGCCCCCCCTACACAACTGCACCACGCTTTAGCCTGGGCAATTAAGGGAGACCGCCCCATTATCGGAAGTGTGCCATTCGCTATTACTAAGTTGTCTGACGTGTCGAGTGAAATCGCGCATTTATGTGAGACTAATTACTCGAGGTTGGAAGCCAGTTTAATTATGGACGAGGACTGGGAGATGCCTTTGAAAGCAAGGGAACGCAAAGAGCGGATTTCATCTTCATTGCTTAAAGGTTTGGAGTCGTCACTCAGTTCATCTGAGCACACAAAGACTACTCCTGCTAATATGAGTGCTTCGTTCAAAAGCTCAGGATTCTTCGGACCAAATGTTTCCCTGAAAGGCAAGGATGAGGAAATTCCTAAAATAATCCTGGGAGAACTTGTGGACTCTGTTGAGGTTGCGGGTTGTGCGAACGCACGCAAGTACCTATTTGGAATCATCAATGACAAGCAGATCCCATCTAAGTTGTGGAGCTCGATACAGCACGGATTCCCTAAAGACCAAGATCCAGATGAAGTCGCCTACGTTATTGATTTGATGGTTAAGAGCGATGTGCCCATGAAGTCGAGGGACCTAGAGATCGTTAATTACTTATGGCGTTGGGGGTTTTTCAGAACTCTCATGGGTTCATATACCCGCAAAACTTTTGAATACCTGAAGAGGGGCATTTGGGCAGTCGTCAGACCTATTTTGCGAGCAGCTTCGGCAACCAAAGATTTTACTCTTAAACACGTCACCAACTTCATTTATGGTAAAAAGAATGACGAAGCCAAACCAGACGTTTATTCCGAGCCAGTTCCTGGGTCGTGGCGAGAAGTATACCGAGCAGCAAAAGACTGGGTTAAGTCAACATGCGTCGGAAAGGCTATTGCCTGGGCGGGAGAGTGTATGGAAGATGCCTCCAATGCTGTCTTGTCGTTTGAGCGCGATTGCTCCGCTCCTGTCTCAAGAGTTCTTCGAACCGCAGCTAACATTTTGACAATGCCAATTAATGAGGCTGCGCTTATGTTGGGCACTTTGTCAGCTCTAGCTCATGGGGAGCCAGATGCCATTGGCAAATTGATTACCGCCCAATTTGATCTGTTGTCCTTTACTTTCTCAAAAGCAACCATGGAAATTCCCTCTGCTGCAACTCCTTGGAGGCAGTTTAGTTTCATGTACGATTTCGCACGAAATGGACCTTGTGCTATCGGTTGGACAAAAGAGAAATCGACACATGTTCGGAAGTTCATGATTGAAAGTGGTGCAGCTACTGATAAAACCAGCGTGACACCTGAAGAGGCGGCCTCTCTCGACCCAGGTCTTTCTAAGATGTACGCCATCACTGACAAGTTCAGGAAGGCAGTGCACGATCGTACTTTGAGTGCCTACAAGAATAATCCTAAGGTCAAATCGACTCCAGAAATTGTCTTAGGCTGGGCTACTCAGTTTAATGCTGAGGATCGAAAGTACATTGAATCGGTTTATATTGATCAGCCAGTGGAAAGCCCCAAACAAGCTGGAGAAGGGAGGAAATTCACTTCTAAGGATTATAGCGACTACCTAAAGTTTGAGCCCGCTATGCCTAAGCGGCCACAGGCAGATTGTTCACTTTTGTATTGTGCAGACAAGTGTCCTTCTTGTAAGGAGTACGCTCGTTCTATGAGACAGTGGGAAAACGACCATGCCCAAGCTATGACTAAACATGCAGCCTGGGAAGCTCAGAGGAAAATCATTGGGTTGAATTTGGTATCTCACTCAAAGCCTGAGACTGAAGAAATGGACGCCCCCAAGAAGAAGCTTTTCGGTAATGATACTGCGTTGAGTGGCCGCGGTGATGCACCATGGAGTGGAGAAATGAAGCACCTCCCTAAGATCATACACAGCTATTCACATGTTGAGGCCTATTGCGCGACCGGACGACCTATTGTAAACTTGATGATCACTTGGATGAATAGCGGACCTTGTTCCCATGAGCTGATTTTGGGTATCGAGAAGTACCGTAGGGATGATACACTCAGCTCATTGCCAACTATGGATTTAACTATTAACCCTAGCATTCCGACGCTTGGAGCTCAAAACGTGTTGGATTGGTTTGATAGGAATAAATTCCCAGTCATTGTCATCTCAAAGGATGGTGCTAAGGTTAAGGTCTCAGCTCCTCATGGCCTTGCAACTTTTACTCCTGTGATGTCAGAAATAAATCCCAAGCTTTATCACGCTGGATGGGCGGTGGTCGACCCCCAGGACGAGTACCCACTGATTAATCTAAGCTGGATGTGGAGCTCAGCAGCTAACAAGTACATAGATGAGGTTAAGCGTTTGGTTAGTGACTATCACATCTCTTTCCCCTTTAAAGGACATACCTTCTCTCAAAAGCCTCTCACTAATAATCTTGGTGAGTTGTACACTGCCCCCGAAAAATCCAAAATGCCAAAAAATTCTAGAGTTTGCAACAAGACTAGGCTTAATGACCTGTTGAAACTAGATATATCAGAAATGCGAGATAGGGTTAAAGAATTTAATGAGGAGTGGAAGTCTGGCCGTAAGTGGACGATGGTTTTAGGAGAATCAGTTCAGAAGTACATGGAGGCTTACATGCGTGGCGATATTAAGTTACACAGTGTCACGGATGCTCATAAACCATCTGAGGAGCAGTACGGGCTGTTGAGCTTACATCGCGGTCAAACTTACGAGTTATTCATGCCAGTGTTGCGGGATATGAAATTTAAAGGTAAAGTTTCAATTCTGGATCACTCGTGGATCATTAACTCTAACAGAGCTGCTGCAGTTTATGCGGGGCTTCAGGTATACATGGCTGTGGCACGTGAAAGCGACGAGAAAAAACCAAGAGGTATGCCCGCCCAAGGTCAAAATCGCGCTCTTACTGAGGATGATTTTGCTGAGCACGGAGCTGCTTTGGAGGTCATAGGGGCAGCTAGGAAGGGTAAAGGCAAACTAGGTTCAGATGCACCAGATACCCCCGAGTTTCGCCTCTGGCAATTGTCAGTTGTTTCAGAAGAGCGAGCAAAGGAGTGGTACCCACGGTCGAAAAAACAATTGCCTCCTGAGCGAATTGATGCCATCATTGATCATGAGCGCAAGACTGGCGCCAATATCGCGGCTAGACTCAAAGGTATCCGCGATGATTATGAGGAGCAGAAGGCACAGATTGCTGAGTTTCAGAGGTTAATCGCCGAGCACGATAGATTGATGGTCCTGGAGTTACAAGCTGGCCAGGAAGATGAGAAGACCTCTCGTCTTGCGAAAGATGTTAAATGGGCGAGACAAGCTCTTGACAAGGCAAAGGCCCCCATAAATCATGATTTCATCGGCAAGTTTATTCCGGGTTATTCTCCGCAATCTCAAGAAAACCATATTAAGGAATGTGAACAGCATCTTGAGACAGCTATCAAAAAGCAGGAAGCTTGGATAGAAGAGGTCAAAAAACGTAGAGCTGAGGCTGAGGACATACTTCCGGAACGGACTGTCTCTAAGGATCAGGCGGGTGTGGATGACAAACCTCCACAACATACTTCGGTACCTGCCCGAGGAGACCGACTGGGTGAGGAAGTTATGAAAATGGAGGACGAATCGTCCTCTGAAGAAGAACTACGTGAGATTGATCCCAATGAGACTGCAAAATTTTTTGAGCCAAAGAGAGAAACAAAGGATGCATCAGATTTTGAAGTTAAGCACGATCCTCTTGATTGCCAGTATAATCCCTTTGTGTCGCCTCGCAACAGTCCTCCACCGAATCAGCAAAGAGCCCGTAAAAGCGCCAATGCTTGGGCTCAAGCTCGCAAGGATGCCAAGCTACACACTAAAAATGATGAGGTATACGTAACCAGAAATCCTAAACAAGAGAAACCAGCACGACCTGAACCGCAAAAGCACCGTGATCCTTCTAGTAAGCCTAAGAAGGGAGAGTTTAAACCAATTGAGCCTTTGGGTCTTGTACTAAAGCGCAAGAACAACCGCAACCCTTTTGGCCCGGATACAGGTTTGGAGGGTATAGCTCCTAGGTGGGTCCTTAATAGTTATAAAGTCAAGACGTATGAGACTGCTAAGGATACACATGACCACTACATGGGAAAATACCTATTCAAGGGTGGCATGGTTGTTGGTATGCTACCGAAGGTTCGATTGCCCGCCAGTGCTCGCGGGCATGTTACCGCTCTCGGTTTATCTTCAGACGTTACAGACGCGTGTTTTTCGTCTTTACCTGAGGCACAAGAACAGAGTCGCAAGCCGTGCCAACATCCAATTATGCGCTTCTTCTGTGACTATGCACGAATTCCAGCATGGAAGAATCTTGGTTTCCTTTTAAAAAGTGAACGGGATATTGTTTGGGTGTCAATTGGCGGCTATTTTCATGATGAGATAAACCTTTTGAAAGAAATGTTGGCTCACCAGACTGGCACTAGAGACATTTATTATATATGCTTCAGGCCAAAGATCTTGGAGTCAGATTATGTTTATTTTGATTCTGAAATACCCAGTTCATTTGAGTGTGCCCAAGGTAATGTGAATATACACATCGAATCTGAGCCATGGACGGGTGAAGACAACCTGTTAAGTGGAGAAACCGCTCACGATTGGTTCCAGAGGGTTTACTCTCGGCTCGTTAGCACTGATGCCCAGTGGTTCTCCACGTGTTTTGACGTCGTGTATTACTTACCTGAGATTCCACGAGGTTGCTCAATCACTATGGTTGATTATTCTTCGGGTTACAGAACAGTACCATATGGCGAGGTTGAACTACCTTTTGATGAAGGCCATTTTGAGATTTTTGATGCAGCTGCAGATGGGACGTTTGCTGACTCAGGCTTCAAGTGGGTTCGTCAGAAAACGCATGGCTCACAAGAGTATGTCCACAGGATAATTGATTTACAGCAGAGTAAGTTGACTCCTACTCAAGAATTTGAATACTCCTATGATTTCAAGATAGTGTACATAAACACATCACGTGAGAGGACTGACACAACTTTGCATTATCTCTGTTCTACACCCAAGTTCTATGTGGACGAACTAGCCCTTGCGAAAGCCAAAATGACTCCCGGCCTTACACAGACTGGCAACGGATTCTGGACACGCCCAATTCCTATACTGGAGCGAGCAGTTGTTCATTGGAAGGTGGACGAAGCATTCGACATGGCCCAACGTTTGACCACTGGACAATTGAAAGGAACTGGCGATGATCTGTTCGGTCTACTAGATCTATTGGTCGCCTGGGCGGTTACACTTCTTCCCTTTGTGTGTTTCATACCCATAATTCTCACCTTCATTTCTATATTAATGGGGTGTGTATGGATACACCGCAAGCTTCCGGGTAAGTACACCGCTTGGATAACGTTTGTCGCAGCATTTGCTTGGTTAGCGTACTCGGGTCCAATTGTTTCACGACAGATTGCTAGGGTAACTCTGAGCATTCTAGTCCTCGTTGAGGGATTTGTCAACAAAAGATCTAAGATACAGTTGCGCGGCATTGGTTTGAATACTAATTACTTCCGTGTACCTCTTATATCCACCATAAATTGGGCTGGAAATCACAGACTCACGGGCATTAGGTTCTTTTGGAAGGGGTATGAAGTTTCGAAAGAAGCTTTGGCTGGATATATGGAATCTATTCCCCGGAAAATAAAAAATAGTGTCAGATCGGGTTGGGAAATAAGCGGATTACATGAGTATGAAGCGGATGCTAGCTCGCCTATTAACCTGATGTCCGCCTTTCTTAATCGACACCACGGCACTCAGCTGAAACCACACAAAAAGACCCTGAAGAAGTTCTGTTCATGGATAACAGGCTCTTTTTTGATGCAGTTTGATCCTCGACCAACTGAACCTTTCTACAATTGGTTGAACAAACAGGATCACTGGACACCAGCTAAGAGAGCACAATATGCTCGCATCTATGAGAGACAGAACTTGGGCTTTAGTATGACTCGTAGACACTACAACTGCTTTTCTAAGAGCGGCGAGGTCAACTTTTCGAAGGTCGATGAACCCTTTTGTGACCACGTGGCTCGTTTTATCTGTGCTCCATGCGAGGATATGCTTGGAGCTCCTGTCTGGCTCGCCGCCCAAGCCCTTGAGAGCATAAAACTACGGACAAATAGTTTTGTCCATGGGGCAAATTCAGAAGAGCTAGAAAACATATTCCAATCTACTGCTGAACTGATACCCAACTGTGTGGTAATGAATTTGGATGGTTCGCGGCACGACTCACACCAGGATGCACTATGTCTTAAAGCAGTCTGCGAAGGAATTTTTGACAGAATGGAGCCCACTTTTCTCAATGACCGCATAAACCCGGATATTGTTGGTTGGAGTCGCCGCGTTAACTGCGCTACAAATAACAAAATTTATGGGTATCTAGGGGCCCCGATGTCTGTCAACAGGATTTTTGAAGCCACCACCAAGGGTACTGTAACTTCTGGAAATGCAGCGCAAACCACCACGTATAACACGTTCATATCACTTTCTTATGCTGACTGGACGTGGAAGTTGGTATGTGAAGAATTCGGGTTTAGATACGCTTCAGTTTGTGACCCAGAAAATAGCAATATAAGGGCTTTCGCTGCTGGTGATGATCTTATCGTTTTTGCTGAGCATCGTTTAGCTCAGCTGTGGCGTGAGCAGTTCTTAGCTATTACATCGCGAGACAAAGAAGCTCGGACTATTGGCTTAGGTGTGTGCTATAAAAGTGTAGATATCCAGCCTTGGTGGCAGATTGATTTTCTGTCAAAGGTTGGTTTTTTGGACGGAGGTAAGCTCCGCTTGGTCAGACCAGCTGAGAGTTTGGTCTGTAAATCAAATATATACACTGGCACGAACAAGTCCCTAAGTGCAGACCCACTGTCACATCAAACCCTAGTCGGTATGTCAGTAGCTATTGAAGCTAAATCCATTTTCCATGACTTGGTTGCTGCAAAAAGACTGGAACTTGGGTCAGGCGCTAATTTCTTTAGAGACAAGGCGCTCTGGCTGCTAACTAAATTTAGTATCAGGCCTGTCAAAAAAGATATAAATGATTCGTGTGCTCTAATGTCTGCCATTTGGAGGAATCTTGAAATATTCCAGCCGGAGGATATGGAGGCAGTTGTGCACCAGCTTCATAATTATAGACGGGGTGACAAGATATATGTCCCCAGTTTGTAAATCTATAACCCAAACGATATATAATTAGATACACCTTATGCAACCATTTCTATTTATATTAAAACACCGGCTGAAGAGCCTGGGTTTTAGTCCCTTAAACTATCTTTATACCCGTATG